ATATCTTTAGTTGGATATAATGTAAAAGCTCAATTAAGAAAATCTTACTATTCATCTAACTCCGTTTCTTTTACAACAGTATTGGCCAACGCATCAAATGGAAATATTTCTATATCTTTAACTGCATCTCAAACTGCAAATCTTGACGGAAGATATGTTTATGATATAACCGCAAATACTGCAAATACTACGATAAGAATACAAGAAGGTATTGCAACAGTTAATCCAGGAGTAACCCGATAATGGCAACCGTAACAACTAGAGAACAACTAAAAGATTATTGTCTTCGACGATTAGGTGCACCCGTTATTGAAATAAATGTTGAAGAAAATCAAATTGAAGATCGCATAGATGATGCGTTTCAATTTTATAGAGAATATCATTATGATGCTGTAGAAATGGTTTATCTAAAACATCAGTTTACAACCGACGATATTAATAACCAGTACATATCTGTTCCGGATACAGTAGTCGGTGTAAATAGAGTACTACCCTTTAGTAATAAGTCAGATGGTACTAATATATTTAGTATTCGATATCAAATATTAGTAAATGATCTTTATAGTTTAATGTCTACTAACATTATTTACTATTATCAGGTTAAATCAGAATTAGAATTAATTAATCAAATTTTAGTGGGTATCAAACCTATAAGATTTAATAGACATATGAATCGTCTATATATAGATATGGATTGGGGAGCAGATGCTACCGTAGGGGATTTTATTATTGTAGAATGTTATCGTATATTGGATCCAGAGACATATAGAGACGTATATAACGATATGTTCCTTAAGAGATATTGTACTGCATTGATTAAACGTCAATGGGGTGAGAACTTGAAGAAGTTTAACGGAGTACAACTCCCTGGCGGAGTATCAATCAATGCGGATCAGATTTATCAAGATGCATTAACTGAAATAACACAGATTGAATCTGAAATGCAATCTAGATTCGAATTACCTGTAGATTTCTTTACAGGATAAACTTTAAGTATTTTATTAACAGGGTACATAGCAAATGATAACACCTTGTCAATAGAAAGTCAATACAATTATGGCAACCGTTAACCCTTATTTTCAATCTGGTGGTACGATAGGTAGGTCTTCTGAACAAAGTTTGTACGAAGACTTAATGATCGAATCCATGAAGATTTATGGTTTTGAAGTCTATTATTTACCGCGTAAGTCTAACAGTTTGGATTCTATTTTATCAGAAGATCCTTTGAATACTTTTGATTATGCCTATCCGATTGAAATGTATTTGGAAAATACTATGGGGTTTGAGGGCGACGGCGAACTAATGTCCAAGTTTGGTTTAGAAATTCGAGACACCGGTACTTTTATAGTATCAAGAAAAAGGTGGACAGATGTCATTGGTTCCCAGAACGTAACTATTCTTCCGCGCCCAGCAGAAGGCGATATAATATTTTTTCCGAAATCTAAATCGTTTTTTGAAATACGCAAGGTTGAGAGTAAGGAACCTTTTTATCAGATTGGTAAAATATATATCTATAAAATGATGTGTGAGTTATATCAATTTTCTAATGAAAGATTCAATACGGGTGTTTATGAAATTGATAGTTTAACAGCGGAGGCTACTCTCGATGTTGAGGATCATCAATTATTGTTAGAAACAGGTGATGCTTTATTATTTGAAGTAAATGCATTGACTCCAGTTATACTGGAAAATTATAGTTTATCTGCGGATGGCCATGTTCAAATTGGCGCTCAAAATGAATCATTTACTGACGAAGGAAAAGATGTGCTAGATTTTTCTGAAAGAAATCCGTTTGGTGAGGTATTCCAATAATGTTAGATCAAAGATTTTACTGGGGTACCATACGCAAATCAATTGTTGCTTTTGGTAATATGTTTAATAATATTACTATTGAACGCAAAGATGCTGCAGGAAATGTAGTACAACTACAGCGAGTACCTTTATCGTATTCTCCCCAACAAAAATTCTTGGCTAAAATTAGGCAACAGCCTAATGTAGATAATACTAATTTTCAGGTCATTCTTCCTAGAATGGGATTTGAAATGGTTTCGCTTGATTATGATCCTAACAGAAAAATTAGTCCAATGCAACAAAGTAGAACTATCAATAGTTCTACATCCGCTTCTGCTCAGTATGCACCCACTCCGTATAACATAAATGTATTACTGTATATCTATGCTAAGAATCAAGATGACGGCCTACAAATTATAGAACAAATATTGCCATATTTTAATCCAGATTATAACTTAACAATTCATGCTATTCCCCAACTAAATATTAATAATGACCTTCCCATAATATTAAATTCTATTGGATTTACAGATGACTATGAAGGCGATATGACAACTCGTCGGGCAATTATGTGGACGTTAAGTTTTATTATGAAATTAAACTTTTATGGGCCCGTTAATAAACAAGGCATTATTAATAAGGTCACAACTAATACGTTCAGAGATGCTGCACTAAATTCTCAGCAGTCTAGAATAATTGTAGAAGGAACCGGCGATTTAGCAAATACTATTCCTGCTGGTAATGTAACTTATCTTAATACTTTTGTGGATTTCTAAATGAAAAATATAGAACAATTAAATAATTTATTTAATTTAGATCCCATAACAGACAAATCCATGGAACTAACTACTATTCCTGAAGCAATGAATTCTAACAAGGAAATAGATCAAGAAGATGATTATCAATTGGCAAGACAGACTATGAGAAAACTTCTAATGAAGGGGGAAACTACATTGGATGATCTTATTGAATTGTCTAAAAATTCTGAGCATCCTAGGACATATGAGGTTGCAGGGCAATTTATGAAGACTATGTCTGATGTTTCTAAAGATCTTTTAAATTTACAGAAACAAGTTAAAGAATTAAAAGCAGACGATATACAACAAAAAATTGGTACTCAGAATAATGTGGTGTTTGCTGGGTCAACCGCAGAACTATTTAAAGCATTGAAGCAACATAAAGATAATGGTAATATAATTGAGCAATAAACCTACATCATATAACGGTAATCCCAATTTAAAACAAATTGGTACTACCATATCGTATACCAAAGAACAGGTTACGGAAATCATTAAGTGTTCTCAGGATCCAATTTACTTTATTGAAAATTATTGTCAAATAGTTTCATTGGATAGAGGTTTAATCCCATTCAAATTATACGACTGTCAAAAAGAAAAAGTACATACGATTCTAAATAATCGTAAAGTGATTCTTATGGAAGGTCGCCAACAAGGCAAGACTATAACATCCGCTGCATGCATTCTTTGGTATACGTTATTTCAGGAAAATAAAACAGTTGCGATTCTGGCGAATAAATCTTCAGCAGCGCGTGAAGTGTTATCTCGGTATGAGCTAATGTATGAGATGCTTCCAATATGGATGCAGCAAGGAGTCAAGACATTTAACAAGGGCGACATTGAACTTGAAAACGGATCCAAAGTATTTACGGCAGCAACAAGTACATCGGGTATTCGAGGTAAATCTGTAAATTGGTTATATATTGACGAGGCGGCAATTATTCCAAATAATGTTGCAGAGGAATTTTTTACATCTGTTTATCCGACAATTTCTGCGGGTACTACTACAAAAATTCTTCTTACATCTACACCGCTAGGTTATAATCATTTCTGGAAATTCTGGAATGAAGCAGAACAGGGGCTGAATGGGTTTGTGTCCTTGTTTATCCCATATAATAGAATTCCAGGCAGGGACGATAAGTGGGCGGCAGAACAAAAAGCTATGCTCGGTGAACTTAAGTTCAATCAAGAGGTTTTATGTAATTTCTTAGGATCTTCTAACACACTAATCAATCCAGATACCATTGGAAAAATGTCCGTTAAACCCTATGTATATACTAAGGATGGATTGGATATTTTTGTAGAGCCTGAAGAAGAACACATATACATGTTGGTAGCCGATACTTCTAGGGGGGTCGGTGGAGATTACTCAGCGTTTACTGTTCTTGATATTACTGCGTATCCATATTCGGTTGTTGCAAAATATAGAAACAATAAAATCAGTCCCCTTCTTTTTCCAAATATAATATATAAAGTAGCGAAAGATTATAATAAAGCCTATTGTTTGATAGAGATAAACGATAATGGGCAGCAGGTTGCAGATTCGCTATATATGGATTTGGAATACGAAAACGTATTCTTTGTGGGAAGTAATAGTAAGAGTGGACAATATCTCTCTGGAGGATTTTCTTCAGGGGCGACTCTAGGTGTTAGAACTACTAAACAGGTGAAACGCTTAGGATGTACTTCTTTTAAGAGTTTGGTGGAAAGTACCAAACTGTTAATCCACGACCCCGATATAATTAATGAAATATCTACATTTATAGAAGTTAGGGGAACACATAAGGCGGATGAAGGATATCAGGACGATTTGGTAATGTGTCTGGTACTATTTGCATGGGCAACAAATGAACTATTCTTTAAAGACTTAACCGACACCAATCTCAGAAAAGCCTTATATGAGGAACAATTCAAACAAATTGAAGAAAATCTGACTCCATTTGGTATTATAGAAAATGGTATACCTGACGAAGAAAAACCTCAAATCATGACAGACGCAATTTGGTTTAG